GATTTACTACTCCTGCTACTGGTGCAACTCCTGGAAGATTTGCTCCTACTGTTTGAAAAAATCCACCAATACCTTTACCTGCTGGTCCAGTTAAGGTGGGAGCTGTACCCAGTGTAGACCACATAGTTCCTGTGCCACCTAATGCTTTAGGGAAAATACTTTTTATTCCCCCTCCTGCTGTAGCTCCTGCACCAACCGCCACATTACCTACAACAAAACCACCAGCAAAATCACCTACTGCTTTTCCTGCATCAAACTTGCCTCTTCTAACTGCCCCACCTATAGTGGAACCAATTGCTGCGCCCATTGGTCCAAAAGAAAGACCCACCACAGTACCAACCACTTGAGCTACTTTCCTGAAAGCTTTGCCTATTTTTTTAAATATACCGAACTCAGCATACTCCGTGTATGGGTTTATAGAATTGTTAGCATGACCTACAATATACTGGTCAGCGTCAAGATTATTTTTAGCAAAAGAGTCTCTGATTACTCTTTGAACAGTGGGATCTTCAGCTACAGGAATAGGTAGCACTTGTTCCCCTGTTGTCAAATGACCTATTTGATCATCGCCTCCTCTGCCCAAAGAAGCTATTCCTTGTTCATTCATCACATTAGTATATAATTATTCTTCGTCATCAAGCAACCCCTTTTTTCATTTAATCACCTTTAGAATGTGAAGCTCCAAAATAAAAGCTACTAATTCCACTTACTAACCCACCTAAATACCCTAAAACTAGACTAACAATGGTGTCTGAATTTTCTGAAGGCGGTTGCAAAGTTACTAAAAATATATACCCAACAAACCCAAACAAAGCAACTAGCCCAAATACTTTAGGAGTCCAATCTCCTTTAAAGGCATTTCTTGCTTCTTGCACATCGGCTGTTTCTAATTTAAACAAATCAACATCAAGTTCTTTCATACGCACTTCAAACTCAGTTTCCACTTTTTTTAATGCTGCTAACTGTTCAGGAGTTGCTTTTTCTACTGCTGCTTGCATTTGTTTAGGTGAAGATTTAGCGTCAATACCTAATGCCTTAGTTACTAGATTTGCTGCCATTCCACCCATTGGTCCACCCAACGCAGTTCCCAATGATGGGGCAACGGTGCCTATTACTGTTTTTAATATACCTAAATTCATCTATACCTCCTTTGGAATATATATTCCTTTTTCAATTAACATTGCTCTATTCACCATATGAGCATCATGCACTAAAGCTTTATTTTCAGCGTTATACTTTACAGCGTGTCCTTCTTTTATCATTAGTTCATTGATATTGCGTAAACTTCTTTCTTCAACTTCTGCCCATACTTCCGCAATCACTCTACCAAATTTTCCTCTAGAGTCTTTTAATTTAGTTTTTAAAACCACTTTTCTGCCTTTAATGCATTCTTGAAGAAAAGCTTTACTGAGTTTACCTCGTGCTTTTTCATCCAAGTCACGAGTCCTCGACTCGGGAGTATCAATACCACCCAAACGAACCCTGCAAGAATACAGAATATCGAAGCCAAGATCAAGAATAACATCCATAGTGTCACCGTCCACCACTCTTTTAACTTTGCAACTATATTCATACATATTAACTCCCGTTCAATACTTTAAATTGTAACCTTTCCGCCCTAGCTCCTACTTGTGTAGCCCATTTAGAGTCCATCATTTCAATAGAAGCTGTTTCAAAATCTTGTTTGTGCATGGCGGTTAAAAACTTTTTAAATTTACTGAATCGTGGGTAGCCTAAATTAAAACACATGTTAGCCATCACTCTTTGTCGTACGTCATCCAACTCAGACCACCAAGATAAATTTTTATCCAGTTCTGTACAAACAATATCAATATCTTGGTTTAAACATTCTTTAACTCTTTCTTCTGAAACATGAGTACCTACTTCGGCTCCATGTTCTTCATCTGTTTCAAGAATTAAATGCCCAACTCCAAAAGTAGGGTATCCTAAATGGTCTAAATAAACTTCGGCTTTATATCCTTCATCCATAATTAATTCATTCATCAAAGTTGCTCTATCCATTAGGTGTACACCCACTCCTCTTTGGCGGGAGCTCCTATCGTGATCGTTGTATTGCCGTTTGTTGCTACCGTAAGAGAACCTAAACCACTGACGCCTTCGACTCCAGGCTCGTTGCCAACATAAAGATCTGTCCATTTTGCTCCTGTCCAAAGTTGTAATTGACTCGTTGTTAAATTCCAAATAACGTCCCCTGCTTGAAATTCATTTTCATTCCTTTGAGGTTCATTAACTGAAAGCGTTGAATCGATGTCTACTTTATTAAGGCTTAATTCTAATACCCTAACTAAACGGTTAAATGTTTCAGGGGAAATTTCTCCTATCGCTATGGGTAGTTTAGTTTCTAGTAATTTAGCCATTACCTTCTACCACTTGGTCTTAAATCCATACGTGTTGCGCCTACTCTAAAACCTACTCCTGAGCGTACTACAGTTGCACCATCATCGTCAGACTCGATTCGTAGTGCTGCTTGTCTGGCTCTTAAACGAGTATCTATTTTAGTTGTATCACTTTGACAAGTACTGGTAGAAACAGTAGCTAAACTATCTCCTGGGAAGTTCCTTGATTTTAACACAAAATTTATTGTTTGATCTGATCCTCCGCTTCCTGTAAATTTAATGTCTGGTATTATTTTATTAATCGATAAAAAGACTTCACCGTCTCCAAGATCAAAATCACTTGATTCAATATATACATCGTCCATAGGTGAACCATCCGCATCATTTCCTGATTCATGGTTGTATAAATACCCTACATCAGACGTTGTGTAGGTAGCCATTGGGTCTGTAAAAATACCTTCGTCTAACCAAGCACTGCGGTTTAATGAACCTATTGCCCATACTCCTTCTTCATAATTAAACACAACATAACTGTCTATTACAGTTGATGTTCCTGAACAATAAAACCAACCAACTTCATCAAATTGTTTATTTAAAAACCCAAAAGTCTGGTAAGATTGTCCTTCATTAAGGTTATTAAAGACATAATTCTGTACGCTACACGGCACATCGGTAATAGAACCAACATAGGCATAAAACCCTTTTGTGTCCATCCAAAAAACTCCTTTTGGGGTATTAATTGCTGCGTTTGGGGCGATTAGCCCAACTCCTTCATTAACTAAATTAACTCCAAAAGTAAACGGTTGTCCTATGAAAGTTAATGAATACATAGAAGTGTCTGTCCAAATTAGTGTTTCTTGTCTAGCACGTAATGCCCCTACGATCGAAGAACCTGCGGAAAGTTTTAGTGATCCTGCAGTATTGGTCGATTTAGGCTCCCACTCTGCTACGTCTTCTTGATCAGACCAAGCAATTAAAAGTGGGTCTAACGTACCTGTACGAGCAGAACCCGAAATCGGGTCAGCACCAAAACAAACAACATGTCTATCAATGTCACTAATTAAAACTTGTAAAGCTTTTGTGGGTGTTAAATTTGCACCGCTTAACGCACTCAAAGCAACTGCTGGGTTTCCTGTTCCACCGCTACTGTCCCAATAATAAACACCCCCTGCTCTAACATTCAGAACAAGGTCTTCCCCAAAATTGTCATGCCCCCATAAACGTAATTGATTGGTGGCGTCTAATGTCCCAGAAGACCCCCAAGTACCAGCTCCCCATGTATCTATCCCAAAACCAGTAGAAGAAACATAAACATCTAATCCAACATTTATTTGATAAACTCCATCTACTCCAGAACCACCATTCCCAGTATCAGAGCCATTAGCTGTCGCCGATGCTACAAAAGTATAAGTATTGGCGGATGGAACAGAAGTGATTTGATGTTCTGTATTTAAAACGGCAGCAGTAATATTGCCTCCCAAAGAAACAGCACTACTTATAGTCACAAAATCATTAACAACCGCTCCATGACTAGAATCCGTTGCTGTAATAATAGCAGAACCAGATGTTGCTGAAAAAGTGATACTATTGGTGCTGGTTTTTCTAACAGGCGTAATATCATTATAAGCGGCACCTTCTTTTATATAATATTTCCATGTAGTACCTAATCCTAGATATTTATTACCTTCTAAAGCAACCCAATTGTGTAATGCTCGAGCAGTTCCTAAATAAGTCTCAGTTGTTAATTTTTCCCAGCCACTCATTTTTTCAACATGTCCGTTTCTAAAACGAATTAAATTACAGTCAAACCATCCCCCTTCGTTGTCATAAGCAGTTCCTTCTCGATTTATGCCTGGTTTTAATTGTAATTTAGTATA